CCACTCTTTGATTCTTTATTACTCATTGTATTTCCCTTAGCCCTTAAGGATACTTAAGTACACTTTAATTGATTTCTTTAATTATTAATAAAAGATCAAGCCTAACGATGCTTAAGGCTACTTAAGGGCGCGAGGTAGTCTTTATCTTCTTTACTATACAGTAGATTATACCATATTTACAACCAAAAGTCAAGTCTTTTCTACTCTTATGTCAACATATTTATACATAAGGGCCGTCCCTTTAATAGCTAAAGGCTATACTCGTGTGTGTCAAGCTTTATTTAAGGAAAACAAGGGCTTAGTATACACATGGATTACCGGATTATACACACATTAATTACCTTTTTCCTCTAAATTGCTACTTTTTTGTATCTAAGGGGGTACAGTAACAATCTTGGGCCAGCCCCGCGCCCCCCCGTGGCCTCCCAGGACTTATCCACAGGTTATCCACATGTCATCCACAGGCTGTGCATAAGTTATACACAAGTTATCCACAGGCCCGCATGTTGGCACGAGTATTGCATGGGGCGAGTGTGAGTATGCCATAGGATACCACATGGCCCAACAGTGGCATGACTATTGCATGACACAAGTGTACACAAGTTGGCATGGTTCTTGCTACGCGGGCGCGCATGATTAAAGGTATACAGTAGTCATGCACAGGATGCATAAAGTTAATTGAGGTCATGCGTTTAAATCATTAGACAATAATGCGTCAGCCTGTAAAATAGCACCATCAAGCAAACAAACACAGAGGTTACATGATGAAAAAGTCCACAGTTCAAAAGCTTACTACCATCGCCACCGCCATACTAGATCACAGCAGCAGCATCTCGGAGGTTGGTGTTGCAGTATCAAAAGCAAACGCCATGTTGTCATCTGTACAGGTCGTATCTACATTAGAAGTATTAGAAGCCTACGATGCGGTGCTACTACGCAAGTCTGCATAAACTAAACAACGGCCAAGGACGGCCACAAACCAAGGGGCATATTATGGATACTAACAACTTACCAATTGAAATCGACCTACTGCCAGCAGACGCGAAAGCTTTTGTCATTCGACTGGCAAACGATGGCCACATCTCAGACTGGGGCGAGGCGTTTGACGCGCTAAATGAGTGCGCTGCTTATCGGGCAGAGCCTAACCCAGACACCTACGCTTACAATGGGAGAGGATAATAACATGTTCGGATTTGGAGACGTAGTAGCTATATTAGTATTAACATGGGTATGCATGCTGTATATCGCAATGGACTTGGCTGGAGTTATATAATGATTAAAATTATGAGTAAAAAAGATTTAAAACCAATTGTCAAACAATTGAAAGATGGCGGGTTTGCTGTCACCAATAAATCAGGATGGTGGAAGGCGCTAGATGATGACGGCACGACAGTCATGGAAGCAATGCCACATTCCAATGGGAGCATGATGCTCAACCTAAACAATGATTATTTTGCATAGGGTAGTAGCTTTATCGTGTCCACTAGTCTATAGTGGGCATCGTTAAACCAACTAAACCAAACCAACACAGAGGCAGTACAGATGAAACTAAAGCAATTTGGAAGTAACATGACAGTATTAGATCTAGGCTTTGCACAAGTATTTTTTAGCTACGAGACACCAGTGGCTGCATGTCTGACAGATGGCTCGTTAGTACGTACAGAGACCAAGTACAGTGTCACCACTACCAAGCACATCAACAAATGGTTAAACGGCTGTGAGGCGCTTACAGTGCCACAGGATCGCATTGATTGCCTGCTAACGTCTAGCAGCGAATGTAATCCAGACTATAGCGAGGTGGCATAATGAATAAGCGAGTAATGAACGCACAGCTAATGGACTTTTACTTGGACTGGGTCAATAATTACCTGACAGTGGAAGTAATGGCAGAGCATCACGGGCTAGATGTGAGACATGCACTGGTACTGATAGGCATAGGCAGGGACGCGCACCAACAATATATAGATGAGGCGGCATAATGTACAGGGTATATTATTACATGTTTGATTATAGCAAATACTATGCTACAATGTCTGGGGCGCATGCAGCGGGTCGCGCTTCGGGCTTTAAAGAATACACTATTACGAGGGTTAAATGATGGAACTAGGATATAACCAAGAATGGCAAACACAGGCGCGAGGTTCTAATGATTCGGAGTATCAGATTTACCTTTCCTTTGCTGATGATGGTGCCGGTATTGACTTTACCACAGGAAAGCCCTTAAAAACTTATGATGAATGGTTAAATACATAGCGAGGTTGCGTGATGAATGAATTATACTGGTATGTGAAATGGTGCAGCATAGGGCTTGTGTTTGGCTTCTGTGTGGGATATGGTGTAGGCACATGGCTCCTATAATGATTGACGCACTAGGCTGGTCTATCTTGACAGCCATTGTAATAGCAGTTCATAAGGGCGTGTTCTGGATGATGACTAACAATATACTAGAGGTGATACTATGAGCAATAACGAATACCACGGTGATGAGCATTTGCATGACGCAGACGACTACCCACCCATGGAGCAGTGGGAGATTGACGAGGCACTGGCTGACATCAAAGCTGACAGCAATTGGTTAGAGGCGTACAGCGAATGATTATCTTTGGTAGACAATTGACAATGGAGTACAGGCTGGGTGTCGGGTTTGACCTTGAATTCCCAGATAGTAGAGCAGTGTGGACGTATAACGAACGTACAGGGGCCACAGAGGCGATGCCCTTCATGGGTACAGTACTGCACTTGCCCCTGTGCATTGTGACGTACGGCAGAGTTTACGAGGTTATAGACTAATGGCGATTATGGCTCTCAGTGTGTTGGTTGTATTCCTTAGTTGGTTATTGTATACTGGCCTCACTATGGAAGATTACCATACAAAAACAAGCTACCATGACGATGACGAGGACGGTATATGAGCAAAATAAAGGAACATATGATAGGATACGAGATAAGCGATTGGATAGAACCAGAGGCACACGTAATGGTTGACGAGCTTATAGAGTATCAGATATACTGCATGACAATGTCAGAGATTACCCAGAGGGTGACCAAACAAATGAAGGATGATTACTATAGTAATCCCTATAGTGAAATGACACAGCAATATAGAGAGGTATTTCATAATGAGTAGATGCAAAGCGTGTGACGTTATACTGACAGAGTATGAGCTAAAGAAAAAAGACAGAGAGACAGGGATACACCTAGACCTTTGCAATGCCTGTCTGGCACATAGTGACGAGGCCATGCATGACAGTTTTAATAATTTAAACATAAAAGAGGTTGACAGCATATTGAGTAGCTGATATAATACTCAGGTATTAAAGGGAAATGTTTTATTAATAATTAAAGAATAACCAATAGACCCTTAGGGGGTCATAACTAGAGGCAGTAACCATGGCAGTATTAGAAGGATTAGTAGCATTTGAGAACCTTGACGAACACGAGATGTATCAGGGCCAGTCAACAGGTAAGTACTCGCTGGTACTCAGCTTAGACGAGCCAACAGCAGGCACATTGGCTGATTTAGGTGTCAAGCTCCGTGAGTATGAGGGCGTTAAACAACGCAAGTTCAGCACCAAGTACGATGTTCCAGTGATGGACGCAGAGGGCAACACCTTCAAGGGTCGCATTGGTCGAGGTTCCAAGGTGCGGATCATGTACGCAGAGGGCGCACCCCATCCGGTACACGGAACCAGCACGTACCTTAATAAGATCAAGGTGCTAGAGGTCGCAGAACAGGAGGGAGGCGAGGACTTCTAATGACAGACGAGTCAACATTTGTTCAACATGAGTCATGCCCTTCGTGTGGCTCATCTAACAATCTGGCTCGTTATAGTGATGGACATGCAGTCTGCTTTTCTGGGGGCTGCAACCATTACGAACACGGCAAAGGCCAGATGGGTCAACCAGCACAGGAACGCAAACCAACGAGGTCACTAGAGATGACAGGTACAACAGCAGCAATTAGTGACAGACGAATTTCGTTGTCAACGTGTAAGCGTTACGGTGTCACTGTGGAGTATGGTACAGATGGTAAGATAACCAAGCACCACTACCCATACCACGACAAGGACACAGGCACAGCGACAGGCACCAAGGTGCGTATCGTGGACAACAAATCTTTTTATGCGACAGGAGGTTTTGATAATGCGGGTCTCTTCGGCCAACAGGCGTTCAAGGGTGGCGGCAAGTACATTACGGTCACAGAGGGCGAGGCAGACGCAATGGCTGTCAACGAGATGTTTGACGGCAAGTGGCCCGCAGTCTCCATTAGATCAGGGGCAGCAGGAGCAGCCAAAGACATCAAGGCCAGCTTAGAATGGCTAGAGACCTTTGAGAATGTAGTCATATGTTTTGACAACGACAAGGCAGGACAGGAGGCAGCCAAGTCAGTGCTTGATTTGTTCACCCCCAACAAAGCAAAGAACGTCACGCTACCTATGAAGGACGCAGGCGACATGCTACGGGACAACAAGGTACAGGCATTTGTCAAGGAGTGGTGGAACGCCAAGACATACCAGCCGGATGGCATTGTTCGTGGTAGTGACACATGGGAGATGATCATTGAGCAGTCGGATGTTAAGTCCATACCCTACCCGTGGGCTTGCTTAAACGAGATGACGCACGGCTTCAGACCTAAGGAGCTGGTGACTATCACATCAGGCTCAGGCATGGGCAAGAGTCAGATCGTCAGGGAGCTGGAGCATTACCTACTGGGTGCGTCCAAAGATAACATTGGTATCCTCGCGCTTGAGGAGGACATACCAAAGACAGCGTTGGGCATCATGTCAATTGAGGCCAACAAGCAGCTACACCTTGACAAGACAGTGACACAGGAGGAGAAAAAAGGCTATTGGGATCAGACCATGGGGTCAGGACGTATCTTTATGTTCGACCACTGGGGATCAACCAGCGAGGACAACCTGCTAGGGCGCATACGCTACATGGCTAAAGGTCTGGACTGCAAGTGGATCATCTTGGATCACCTTAGCATTGTAGTCAGCGATCAGGACAACGGTGACGAGCGTAAAGCAATTGACAGTATAATGACCAACCTACGTAAGCTGGTTCAGGAGACAGGTGTAGGACTATTCCTAGTGTCACACCTACGCAGACCTAGCGGCTCCAAAGCGCACGAGGACGGTGGTAAGATTAGTTTAGGTGAGCTACGAGGCTCTGCATCTATCGCCCAGCTCAGTGACATTGTCATTGGTTTGGAGAGAGATCAGCAACACGCAGACCCAGAGACACGCAACACAACCTGTGTCCGTGTGTTAAAAAATAGGTTCGTGGGCTTGACAGGGCCTGCCTGTTACCTGTATTATGATAAGGAGTCTGGTCGTATGATTGAGACCAGTTGTCCAACAGGAGATGAAGCGGAGTTCTAATGCAGATTGTATTCGACATAGAAGCTAATGGATTACAACCTACAAAGGTCTGGGTAATTGTAGCTACGGAACTAAGCACCAGTGAGACACACACGTTCTCAGGTGACACGTTACTAGCCTTCAACGATTACATAGCAGGGCTTGGAGAGTGTGAGATCATAGGCCACAACATAATTGGCTATGACATACCTGTCCTTGAGCAGCTACTAGGTACGGACTTTAGCAAGTGTAAGGTCACTGACACATTAGTGATGTCGAGACTAGCTAACCCTTCACGAGAGGGTGGACACTCTCTACGTAACTGGGGTGAGAAGTATTTAAACCAACCGAAAGGCGAACACAATGACTGGGATAATTTTTCGCAGGATATGGTGGACTATTGCGAGCAAGACGTTAATGTTAATGTGCTGGTGTACAAGAGATTACTTCTTGACCTTGCAGATTTTGGAGCTGAAAGCATTAGCCTTGAACATAGAGTGCAAAGCATTATATCACAGCAGATTAAAACAGGCTGGACGTTAGATCAAGAGAAAGCATTTATATTATTAGCGGAATTAAAGGAGAAAAAGTATGACTTGGAAGACAAAGTGCATGAGGTTTTCAAACCGTTACCGACATTTGTCAAAGAAATTACACCCAAGATTAAGAAAGATGGTACGTGTTCGGTTGTTGGGCTTAAATTTCTAGGCGATCATTGGGAGACAGCGGTAGCACCATTCAGCCGTATAGACTTTCCAGAGTTTAACCTAGGTTCACGACAGCAGATAGGGAGATACCTACAATACTTTGGCTGGAAGCCACAACAGTTCACTGAGACAGGACAGGCCATCGTAGATGAGGCAGTGCTAAGTAAGGTGACAGGTATACCACAAGCGTCATTGATAGGTGAGTACCTAATGATACAGAAGCGTATCGCACAGGTACAAAGCTGGCTAGACGCAGTTAAGGACGATGGTAGAGTACACGGGTACGTTAACCCCTGCGGAGCAGTGACGGGCCGCATGACCCATTCTAGTCCCAACATGGGGCAGGTTCCAGCAGTCTACTCACCCTACGGCAAGCAGTGTCGTGATGTGTGGACAGTACCGGAAGGTTACAAGCTGGTAGGTATGGATGCAAGCGGGCTTGAGCTACGTATGCTGGCTCATTACATGAATGACGAGGGATACACTAATGAAATACTCAACGGAGATATACACACGGCAAACCAGTTGGCTGCGGGCCTTGAAACTAGAGATCAAGCAAAGACTTTCATCTACGCTTTTCTTTATGGGGCCGGAGATGCCAAGATTGGGAGCATCGTTGGAGGAAACAAGCGTGATGGTAAACGACTTAAGGAAAAGTTCCTTGCAAATACGCCTGCTCTTGGAGAGTTACGAACACGAGTTGGAATGGCGGCTACAAGAGGCTATGTTTATGGCTTGGATAGGAGAAGGATCACAATACGATCAGAACACGCTGCATTAAATAGCCTATTACAGTCAGCAGGCGCGATAGTAATGAAGAAAGCGTTGTGTTTGCTTGACGAGTATGCTATACTATGGGGTATAGACTATAACATATTAGGGAACATACACGATGAAATCCAGACAGAGGTCAAGCAAGAGAGAGCAGAGGTTTTCGGAAGGTTGGCAACAAGCTGTGTTGAAGCTGCCGGACTGTACTACAAACTCAACTGCCCTCTCGCAGGAGATTACAAAGTTGGAAACACATGGGCAGACACACACTAGAGATTGTATTGATTGTGGTACAGGGCTTGTTCTGGGAGAGAACTGGACAGGAGCTAGGGAGAGACAGGGTAAGTATGTTTGCAAACCTTGTTGGCATGTGAGAGACTCCCAACGTATGTATGTCAACGGTAAACATATTTCCAAGTCTCACCCACTATACAAAGCAGGAAAGTACAAAGGGTTTGAGGATGCAGCCTTTAGTTCCTTAGAGAACTACAAAGACAACCCACAGGGTCAGGTGTATATAATCACGAACCCTGCGTGGGAAGGTTGGGTAAAGGTAGGCATGGCAGTAGATGCAAACGATAGGGCCGGAGGTTATCAGACAAGCTCACCTTACAGGGACTACGAGCTGGTCTACGTAGTGGACACAGAAGACCGTAGAGCTACAGAAGCAGAGACCCACGCTAGACTAGGTGAGTTGTTTGAACAGCGTAACGAGTGGTTCAAGTGTGATGTAGAGATGGCTAAACGTATTATAGATGGTGTAACAGGAGAGTACGATGAAGCGTGTTGAAGATGTAGTCGAGGACATCTACGCTCTGATGGTCAGTAAGGACGCTGACCCATCTGTTGATGTAGAGGCAGAGATAGACAGGTTTGGGGAAGGTGTCAAGGCTCTAATGCGTACTGAGTTTGGTCGAAAGAAGCGAGAGGATAACCGCAGGCTACGCCTGTCAAATATTGGCCGCACCGACAAGTACCTTTGGAATCACTTTAACGGTACAGGTGGCGAAGAGATACAGCCACACACCTACGTCAAGTTTATGTATGGTCACTTGATTGAGGAGATGTTGATCTTCCTAACACGCATGGCAGGACACACAGTCACGGACGAACAGAAGGTATGTAAGGTTGATGGAATCGTGGGTCATATGGACTGCAAGATTGACGGTATTGTTACTGATGTCAAGTCAGCAAGCAGCTTTGGGTTCAAGAAGTTTAAGGATGGCACACTGGCCTACGATGACCCCTTTGGTTATATTGATCAGATCAAAGCCTACGCTTACTCAGAAGGGCAGACAGAGTTTGGATGGCTTGCAATGGACAAGGCCAATGGACACCTGACCTACCTTAAGTATGACTTGAATGACACAGAAGCACCTGTCTATGAGATGCTTAAGCAACCTATAACAGAGAGAGTAGCCCATGTAAAAAAGCTAGTAGAGCAACCAGAACCAAAGGAATGGTGCTATCAACCCGTACCGGACGGCAAGTCAGGAAACTTAAAGCTTGCTATTGGTTGCTCGTACTGTCAATTCAAAGACCATTGCTACCCAGATTTAAGGGTGTTCAGCTACTCATACGGGCCAAAGTATCTCGTCAACGTAGTAAGCGAGCCAAGAGTAAGAGAGGTAATGCCAGATGAAGCAGGCTTTTAGATCAGGACTAGAGAAGGACTTAGCGGCAAAGCTGGACGGACAGTATGAGTTTGAGCCTTACGGTCTGCCCTACACAACACACAGGAAGTACCTACCGGACTTTGTACACAAGGCTAAGGCAGTACTGATAGAGTGCAAAGGTTTCTTCAGGGTAGGTGACACACAGAAGTACACGGCTATCAGAGACTCTATGCCAGAGTGGGAGTTAATCTTTGTGTTGTCAAACCCCAGCAAGAAGGTACGTAAGGGTGGTAAGATTACGATGGGTGAGTGGTGTGAGAAGGAAGGCTTTAAGCATTACACAATCGACACAGCTAAGGAGCTGACCAAGTACATCAAGGGGAAGAACGTATGAAAGCGTTGACTCTTGAAGAACTTAAAGAAAAGATGTTACTGTTCCTTGATGAAGATTTGATATGTGAACTGCTGGAGATTTCAACCACTGACCTGATAGAAGCTTTTGAAGGTAGAATAATTAGAAACTTTGATAGAATTGCAGAGGATTTTGAAGATGAGTATTAATGACGCAACAAGATTTGAATGGGACAGAGCAACCAACAAGACAGGACTAGAGCCTTGGGCTACAATGGCTGAGGAAGAACAAGAAGACATGGTAGGTGCGCCCAAGCATTACAACTCAGGCAACATAGAGTGTATTGATGCAATAGAGGAGTCCATGTCCAGTCACGCATTCAAAGGCTACCTCAAGGGCAATTGCATGAAGTACCTGTGGCGCTATGACTACAAGGGCAAGCAGGTGGAGGACTTACAGAAAGCAGGTTGGTACTTACGTAGATTAACAGATATGGTAACAGAGGAGAACACATAATGGATCAGTACCAACAGTTTATACACAAGAGCAGATACGCACGATGGATACCAGAGGCAGGCAGACGTGAGACATGGGAGGAAACAGTACAACGATACGTAAACTTCTGGACGGAACGTGGACAGATAGATGACAAGGTAGCTAGTAAACTGTACAAGGCTATACATAACCTAGACGTTATGCCATCCATGCGCTGCATGATGACAGCAGGAGTAGCATTAGACAAGGACAACGTAGCAGGCTTCAACTGTAGCTACCTAGCCATTGACTCACCGCGCAGCTTTGACGAGCTGATGTATGTCCTGATGTGTGGTACAGGTGTAGGCTTCAGTGTTGAACGTAACTTCATCACCAAGCTACCTGTCATTGCAGAGACATTCCACAAGACTGACAGCACCATTGTCGTGTCGGACAGTAAGATAGGGTGGGCCTCTGCATTCCGTGAGCTTATCGCTATGCTCTACGCAGGTAAGATACCTAACTGGGACATGAGCAAGGTACGTCTGTCCGGTGAGAGACTTAAGACCTTCGGTGGTAGAGCCAGTGGCCCTGAGCCTTTGATTGATCTGTTCAACTTCTGTGTTGAGAAGTTCAGCAAGGCAGCAGGACGCAAGCTGACCAGCATTGAGTGTCACGATGTTGTGTGTAAGATTGCTGACATTGTAGTTGTAGGTGGTGTTAGACGTTCAGCATTGATCAGCCTGTCTAATCTATCTGACCCACGTATGGCTAAGGCCAAGTCAGGTAACTGGTGGGAGCTGGAAGGACAGCGTAGACTAGCCAACAACAGCGTAGCGTACACAGAGAAGCCAGACTTTGAGTCATTCCTGTCAGAGATGCAGACAATGTACGAGAGTAAGGCAGGTGAGCGTGGTATCTTTAGTCGTGTAGCAGCACAGAAGATAGCAGCACGTAACGGACGTAGAGATGCAGAGCAGGACTTTGGTACTAACCCATGCTCAGAGATCATCCTACGCAGTAATCAGTTCTGTAACCTGTCAGAGATTGTTGTCCGTGAAGATGACACACTCAAGACACTGAAGGCTAAGGCAGAGATTGCGTCCATCATAGGTACGCTACAGGCTACGCTAACAGACTTTAGATACCTGCGTAACATATGGAAAAGAAACACTGAGGAAGAGGCATTGCTGGGCGTTAGCATGACAGGTATAATGGATCACTACCTGCTGAGTAAGGGAGAGTCAAAGGACTTGTCGAAGTGGCTAGAGGAGATAAGAGATGTTTGTGTGGAGACTAATAGAACATGGGCTGCAACACTTGGGATTGCTCAATCTGCGGCTATTACATGCGTTAAGCCAAGTGGTACTGTTTCTCAGCTTGTCGATTCTGCTTCTGGCATCCATCCTCGCTTCTCTGAGTATTACATTCGCAGAGTACGTAGTGACAACAAAGACCCGCTTGCAGTCTTCATGTCCAACATGGGCTTCCCTGTGGAACAAGACCTGATGAGTCCATCGTCATCTGTGTTTAGCTTCCCTGTGAAAGCACCAAGCACTAGTGTGACGGTCAAACAAGTAGGAGCAATGCAGCAGCTAGAACTTTGGAAAGCATATCAGAACCACTGGTGCGAACACAAACCAAGCATCACTGTTTATTACACTGATAACGAGTTCCTCCAAGTAGCTCAATGGATATGGGATAACTTCGACTTGTGTAGTGGTATTAGTTTGTTGCCATTTAGTGATCATGTATATCAACAAGCTCCGTATGAGGACATCACTGCTGAGAAGTACAAAGAGTTAGTAGCAGCAATGCCAGTGGATGTTAAGTGGACTGACCTAGAACAGTATGAGAAGGAAGACAACACGACAGGTAGTCAAGAGTTAGCATGTGTAGGGGGTGCATGTGAAATAGTATAGATAAAACTAAGGGGCCTTAAGTGGCCCCTTTTTTATTCCTTATTGCCTGTAGTTGCTGCCATTAGTCCAGTCCCTGTTAGAGGGTCAAAACCACGAGCTACTCCGTAAGCTGTCGGTCTGGCAGATACATAGTCTTCAAGTGTTTTATTTATGTCAGGTCTGTCATCTCTTTTGTTGGGACTAGACTTTTCTCTCTTGACTATTTTTTTACCTGCTTTTTCTAAAGCTTGTTCTGCCCAACGAGTACCCATTATATCCATATGCATAGGGCCAGATACCGCCATTAGTTCTCTAGGCAGGGCCTTCTCAAGAAACTTGCCAACAACGGGTAACTTCTCCAAGAAGTCATGTTTGTCTGACATGAAACCAATGGCTCTTCCATTGGGTAGAATCTTCATTAAACCGTTAACTCCTCCTTCAACAACAGCAGTTCCTTTCATACCTGACTGAACCCATAGACCCTCTTTTTTTACTTGGTCTAATGTTTGTGTAATTTGGAATGTCTTTTCTTTATCTGCAATAACTTTAAGCTTTTTCCATAACTCCTCAACACTAAGTGTTCCTTTGTGTTCTGAAATAACTTTTCTGATGTGTTTGTTTGCTGGATGTTTAAACGCTAAATCTTTAAGATGATCCCCAGACCTCCCACCGCTAGGTTCTTTGAATACAATTTTTCTTTTAGAATCTGTTTTATTCCCCCAAGCCTTGTTTATTTTAGCATAGGCTGTATCAATAACAGTACTCGCAGTTCTACGTTGTTTCCCGTCAGGTGTGGTAAATTTAGTAGCCGCTGCACCCTTACGGAAGTTTTCAAGAGTGTCTGGTTTATAGCCTTGTAGATTAGAAAAATCTTCAATCTCAAGAAGAGGGCTACCTATTTCACCTTGACGATCTGATTGTTCTATAAGGTGTCTGTTAAAGATTACTTGAGCTACTGCCTTGTCTAAATCTCTATCAGTAGGCTTGCCGTTATTTTTAAGAAGTAAATCATTAACAGCCTTTTGTCCTTTCCTGCTTATTCCAGTTTCTTTGTATAAACCACGAGAAACGGGGTTAAAAAGACTATCAATAGCAGATGCAGCACCACCAGCTCCCCACTTCATAAGACCAGTAATCTTTTTACCGGCCATTGCTACGTTTGTGTCCGTAGTGCTTGCGCCTTTAAATTTTAAAGCTATTCTTCCTAAAGTTTTTTCTAGTTTTGAGGGGTCAACATCTGGCTTGTCATTACCATAAAAATTATCAATGTAGTTTTTAACACCAGCAGCCCAAGCACCCTTGTTAGCAGTTGCTCCTGATTTGACTAGCCCACCACCAACTACTAGCGAACCTGCGTTAAACACATTCCCTAAGTTCTCCGAAGCTCGTGGGTTTTCCTTAGAAAAATCTAATATAAGCTCTCCTGCTTTCTGACCCACGTCAGTGGACATGACAAGCTCCCCTGCTTTCCCTAACGTGTCCTCTACCCACTGAGGAACAAACGCCCCTACAGAGTCACCCAGTAAGCCTGCGGTCTGTCCAGCGCCTGACAACGCTGTCTCCGCTAGATTAGCATACTGTGGTAACTGTTCGGTAGGTGGCAAGGCAGCATTAGCACGAGCAATAGCTTCAGGGTTACGGAACCTCTCAGGAATCCTCTCGTCAGCATAAAGAGCCTGACGGTTTGCATTGTCTTCAAAGTTTGCTTTTCTTTCGTCATACAAGCCCCCCAGTTCGTCAGCTTTCTGAGAACCAGTTAAACCAAGAGATCGTAAAAACTCCGCTGCGTTTAATGCTTGATTAATAGCCATACTTTAGTCACCTAAGTTATACTGTTCTCTAATGTTGTTGCGTAGCTCCGCTTGCTCTTCCTTTGTAAGTCCATTTAACACATCACTAATAATCAAGGTCAAGGCTTTCTCTTTAAAGATATCATTCTTAAACGTCATCTTATCAAAAGCTAACAGCTTGTTGACAGCTTTAGGGTTAACGGCTGCTTTAGCAAGAAACACAGGAGCCATAAGCACAGCGGCAGCAGAACCCATGCCCAACAGTGGGCCACCAACTGCTGTACCTCCTACGGCTGCTCCTACAGTTGCAAATTCCTTACCTCGTAAAAACAATGTTCCAAAGTTACCCTCTGGTCTTTTACTTGCTTCCGTAAATAAGTTAAACACTTGTTTTACAGGAGCATAGTCCTTACCCAGTATAACTTGTAATCTTTTGTTACCTGCTGGCGTGGAAAACTGAGAAGCTAAGGAAGCATACTCTTTAATATCAAAGGTAGCAGAATTTACATTAGGCATTAGGTTCTTTAAAAATGACTGCTTAATTGCTTGTTTAGCTTCCTTAGCTGTAGCGTAAGGTATTTCAGAAGGCAATCCTTTTACTTTGCCTAACTGAACGTATGCCTCATCAATGCTATTCATCATGGCTGCTATTTTACTAGTGTTAGTCTGAGTAGTTAGTAAATTACCCAGTACGTCAAAGTTTCCTTTATCTGCATTCTGTATTGTGCCTTTATTAATAACAGGTAACAAGCCAGAACTACCTTCTTTATATGACAATTTTAAAAGACGATAGGCTTCGGCAGCTTTAGGATCAGCCTGTTTTAACGTGTCGATAAAGGCTGTTTTTAGAATGTCCTGCATTTCTCCCAACTGCGCGTCTGCAACACTGTTGTAGCTAGGAGACTTAATGTCACCAAACTTACGTAGCTGTTGTGTAATCAACTTGTCTACCTTAAGTAGGCTTTGTGCAGACATATTACCTAGTTCTAACGCACCTGAAAGCTGCTCTTTAATAAACTTAGCTGCTTCAGGGTCTAGTGTTGATATTAGTTTTGTTTTTTCTTTTCCGTTAACCAAACCAAAAGTTTTTTCCTGCTTAGAAGCTAAGAAACTTTGTAGTTTTTTACTAATGCCTTTTGTGTTTACTACGTTATTAGCTACCTTAGTAGAGATTTTTTCTAGTCCTTCACCGTAGACTTGACTGAGTGCTTGTTTTCCTGCATTAATAACATCATAAAGACCAGCCCCTAGCTCAGTAGGGGAAGCACCTGTTCTTATATCTACTGCTCCAATAAGATCATTAAGGGTTGTTTGAGCAGCAAGATTAACTTTATCCATGTTTTCAGTCGCTTCTCTACCTGACACAACACCAGCTTGTCCTAGTTTTTCACCAAAGACTTCTAAAGCACTTGCGTTACCTGTCTGATAACGAGACAAAGACGCGCCCTGTGCCTCTAATAACTTTTGTGTGGCTTTTAAAGACTCTGTTGTTCCTGCATCCGCTACTTTACCAGCGTTAGCTATAATTTCGTTAGCTACTTCTCTAGGGCTAAAACCTAATGCTCTTCTAGTAGCAAAGAATGATGCTCTAATAGGAGCAGGGAACGCAAGCATAGCTATGTCAACACCACCAGTAAGTAGGGCGGTTTCAACTGCTTTTCCAAAATCTAAATCTTTACCTGCCAGCTCATCTGAAATTAAAGTACCGCTAAAAGCACCTACTACGCTTCCCACAGTTCCTAAAATAGCAGAACCAACAAGCCCTCCTGCTGTTCCAATCTTTGCCCCAGCAATACCCATAGTTATACTCATGGGGATGTCCATGTTTTCCTTTACAAAGTCTGAAGCCCCTTCGTACCAAGGGTCTTGAGTATCTTCAGTTACATTAGTAGGTGTTGTGTTAAAATCCTCAATGGTTGCCAAACCGCCACGTATCGCTACATCTTGTATTTCAGCAGGCGTAGCAGACATAGGGACTTTAGGTAATTTCCTACCGTTAGGAAGAACTGCTGTATATGTCTCTGTCATTGTTATTTACCACCCGCTGTAATGGATTCCCAAGTTTTTTCTTCTTCTGCTTCTTCTACAGCCGCTGGCTTCTCAAACAAAGCTTTAACTAAGCCCATATACTCTTCTTGATTACTCGCTTGAGTATAAAGCAAAGCGTTTTCAGATTTACTCTGCATATAGTCAACCATTGAACGAAGGATTGCTCTGTTAGCAGGGTTACCTTTTTCAATGTTAGCTGAGATAGCCGTTAAGGCTTGACGCTCACCGTCACTAATTAAGCCACCAAAAAGAGGCTTAAGAGACGTTAAGATGCTCATAGACATCTCACGTTCAAGTTCTGCTCTAGTGCCTGTAGTTAAACCAAAGAAGTTCTCTATTCCATACTTTGCTAAGTTTACGGGGCCACCAGTCTCTACTTGATCTAGTAATTGTAAAGACTTTCTAAGCTTATTTATTCTTGTCTTCATCATTGGCAACAATGCTAACGCTTCGTTCCTAGACGCGGAAAACGCTTTGGCAGTTTCTCCTGCTCTTTCTATATTTCCTTTATTAGTAGCTTTCCGCACACCTTCAGCAGTAGCTGTCATTCCAAACTCACCGCCTGTAATTACTGTTTCACCTTCAGGCTGTGAGTCCCCACCACCAATGGCTTTATACTGTAGTTCCATTTCACCAGTACCTGTGTTTACAGTAGGTATAGCAATAAAGTTATTCTCAACTGAATCTTGTACAGTAAACGTAGCACCTTTTGCGTACTTTTCCTTTGTTCCACCTATAAGCTGACCAGCCAAAGCCGTTTGACCTGTGGCTTGTAGTACACCTATTATCTTCTTTTTCTCTTCAGGAGGAAGATTGCTAAAGTTAGCTATTTTGCCTGACAACTGTGTTTGTAACTGCGCTGAAGGGTCTGTCTGACCAGTCATAGACTGAATTCCACCCTTCATCATGTTGGCAGCGTTAGCCCCCATAGCTAACTGCTGCTGTTGCATATTTAAGTTCGGATCAACACGTTGCTGTGATGATATACCTGTTAACATACCTGCTAAATCTTGTGCCATTATTAACCACCTCCAGACATTAAATCATTAAAAGCATCTAACTTGCTTTTGCTACTCTCTGATTGTTGAGAATTCCCTTGATCAAGGATATACTGAGCAACAGCGTTATCAGAAGAGTTGCCTAAAGGACTGCCTAAAGGATTGTCTTCACCACCAAAGTATTTTTTAACTGCGTCAATGCCTTGAGTTACAAGCCCACCCTCATTTTGGAACTTACCACCGGACAGTGCCATTAGTGCTTGTTCCATAGCTGTTGGTTGATTACCAAACATACTACCCATCATGCCCTGTAGCTGCTGCTGTTGTAACAAGTTAGCCATGTTACCGCCTTGCATATAAGACTCAAGACCACGACCACCCATCTGTGATTGTAACTCAGCACCTGCCAACTGACCACGTTGTGCCATCTGTCCACCTGCCTGACCTAACTGAGCCAGTGCCAAAGCTTGCTGTTGAGGCATATAGCCAGCACCTAACATGCCAGTACCCATATCTAAGCGACCCTGCTGTAGAGCCTGTTGTGCTGCTGCTGCACCTTGGTCTGCACCCTGCAAAGCCATAAGGTTCTGCAAGTTCTGCTGGTCAAACCCTTGTCCAGTCTGCGCCCCTTGCATACCAACGCCTGCTAGTGTAGCACCACGGCCTATACCTGCTGTCTCTAGGTCTGAACCCATGCCTGCTAGGTTCTGTGTCATACCTGTCAACGTCTGTGCGCGTTGTAGCCCCTGTGCTTGCTCCTGCATACCCATCTGACGAGCTTGTAGAGATGCTGAGTTCTGAGCTTCGGCCTGTGCCTTAGCCATAGCTAGTTGCTCTGGTGTACCGCCATAGGCTCCTGTTGAAACACCTAATCGTCCTTGTGCTAATAGTTTTTCTTCCAGCTCCATAGCGTTACGTTGTTCTTCAGGACGCTGTGTTGCTCTAATAGAAGAGTAAATGTCATTCTGTGCTTGCTCAGGGGAAGTCAGTAGCCCTTGACCTGCTTGTGCTGCAAGGTTGCCATACTGTGTGCGTAGGTTTTGTAAGTCTTGAGGCTGACCAGCAGCTCCAAACTGTCCCATTGCACCGCCTAGTCCTGCCTGTGTAATGCCTTCCATACCTGTAGGCTGGCCTTGCTGACCTAACTGTTGACCAAACATACCACCCATAGCACCACGTTGAGCTGCAATAGAAGGATCAATAGAGTTGACATTACCAAACTGCTGCTGTGCGCCAGACATCAACTGGTTCTGCATACGTTGTTGTTGTTGGTTAAGCCCTATGTTAGTACCACCTGAGGCATCTGTCTGTATATTGGCTAGGTTGGACGTTACACCATAAGGTTTAAACTGAGCAGCGTCAGAGCCTCGTTGACCCATCTGTTCAGCCATGTCTAAACCAGCAACACCTGTCTGATAAGCACCCTCTATGCCCTTCTGTCCTGCGTAGTAACCACCTGCGGCCTGTAAAGCACCACCTAAGTTACCACTCAACAAGCCACCTATGGCAGCACTACCGTAAGCGCCAGCACCATTGTTGCCTGAAGCATACGGGTTTTTACCTGCGGTGATTGGGCCTTCATCAAATCCGCCACTCAAGTCAGGAGGCATGCCGAAGTCAGGAGGCATGCCGACATAGTTGCCGCCGCCATCAAAACCTAACTGGCCTGTTCTTTGGACATTAGTCCCAAAAGGATTAAAAGTATTAGGTGACAGACTCTGATTGACGAAGTCAGGATCGCTGACTATAGGAGTTTGCTGCTCATATCTAACTTCTTGCTGTGGGGCAAAAGGAAACTGGGAAGTCCTAGGGCCAACAGTTCCTCTGCCTGTCATGCCTGTGCCACCTGTGTCAGTCTGCGCTGCGCCACCTGTGCCAAACATATCGTTCAACATACCTTCCATATAGTCAGCCTGCGAAAACCCACCTTGTGGTGGTCTTGGCCCAGCAATACCTGACTGAGGTAAAAACCCAGCGCCCTGCCCACCTTGTTGCATACGCGGCTGCATCATGCTTAATCGTCCACCGTATTGTAGGTCTCTATTTATAGGACTAGCCATCAGTAAGCTCCTCCGGTTATAATTCCAGCCGTGAGTGTACCCGACACAGTAACTGCGGCTGCGGTGACAGTTCCTGTAAATGTTGGCCCAGCAGTATTAGATTTACTGTTAACAGCAACAGCAATATTATTATACTCTGCATCAATCTCTGTACCTCGTACAATCTTATTGGCATTGCCAGTAGCAAGTGCATCTTTAGCTGCAAAATTAGTAGTCTTTGTGTAATTAGACATTTAGATAAGTCTCCCCATTAAGGCATGTATGTCAATTTTTTGAATAGATAAAGGTACTGCATCAATCTGTGCTTCAATGCCAATAGTAACGACTGAACCACTACCCCCTGTGTTAACAGAAGGTGTGTTAATTAAAGCATCAATACCACCGGAGTATTCTCCTATTGCATACTCTGCAACACCGTATTCAGCAATAGTGCTTGCCGAAGAGAAAGTAAAGACTTGCTTATTATAGGCGCTGGTGTAATCATAACCCCAGTTAAGAGTAATGTCCGTACCATGCGCCCCCACAATAGTCAAGTTAAATTTCTTTAGGAACTTTAGGTTTGACCCATTACCGAAATCAGTAGGATTGCTGAAGTAACGTAACTGATACGTAGCTGCACCATCTAAATAACCTGAGTACTTAACAATACCTGTAGATTTACCTAAGTATATTGTACCGTCCTCTAGATTACCGAAGGATATAGGGTCTATCTCTGACCATGTGGTTACTCTGTGCGCCCCTGATTGATCTAGAGGGCCACGCATATCAAAGCAATACACCTCGTTACTTGTTGGCAATGAAAGAAGGTAGAAGGCTTCCCCTGCGCTGTACAGTGACTTAATAGGTAACACCTGTTGTGCTACTTCAGCCATTAGATCGTTACGTACATTCTTGCTAATGTCCCGCATAGGTAGAGACTTTTCTTGTATCACTCTACCAAAGCTACGAAGACCGGAGTCTGACAAAAACAAAAGATCAGTACCTGTAAGCTGAACAGAGTCTCTAGCAATACAACCTACACCATCAACAGTATCTGCAAGAACCATATTTGCTGGACTAGAAGCTCCAGAATAAACAATAATAGAATGCTTACCAAAGATAACTAAGAAGTCATTGTGTGCCGCTAGTGCCACAACCTCGTCATAACCAGAAGGCCATACTAATGTTAAGTCAATGTTTCCTGATTCGGAACCATGCCAATCGTTAGGGTCTAAGATAGCAGACCAATAAATTGTATGAGCATTCCCTGTCACATCTACTGTCCATGCACGACCAAAGGCTCCTAAGACTTCATTGCCAAAAGGTGCGTTGTTGCCACTGTCAACTAATTTTGTTAATGTAGTGCTACCACCTGAAGACCTTAGCGGATGATGTCCTTTCTGAAAGAACAAAACACTGTTGTTAAAAGATATAATCTTCCAGTTGTTAGCAGTAATAGAATAACCAGCAGGCAGAGTCACTACAACCAACGTGCTTGTTCCTGTAAATATCTTGTTGTTGCCTGTGGAAAACACTGTCTTAGTGCCAGTCCTAGCTGTAAACTCAAAGATAGTTTCTATGCCACGGCTACTACCTAACACAGCAGAGCCGTTAGTTGTGACTGCGCTATAGCCCTTACGTGCGCCTATACGTCCTAGCTTATCAATGACACAGTTATCAGCAACAGCAGCAAAGGAAGGGTCTACACTAATAGGTGAATCCTGTGTATTAAGCCCAGCAAATCCTGGACTTGCTATGGTAATGTTCTGTAATTGTTGAGCCATTATGAGTACCAGATAGTTTCTTCAGGATGTAATGCAGCATCCATAGCTATTGCATCTGCTAATGAATCATCAGCTAATGCGAATAACTCCGCTGCGCTAGTACCGCCAGTCTCTCCTCTCTCTCGTGCTGCTAAAGCTGTAGCCTGTCGAACAACAGGGTTAAAGGGTACGTTCAGTACGTCAGTATCTGCTGTGAACTCTGAGGTACGCAACACAAGGTTAAAACGTAATGTATATGCTTTGTCTGGTATAGGATACAAGTCAACACTATTGATACCGTTGATACTATAGAACTGTGTAGTTCCTTTAGGTACGCTTGTGAAGTCTAGGAATGCGTTGTCAAACCAACGAGATGTCTTGTACTGTAGGAAAGAGTTTAAGCTATCATTGGTAGCGTCTAGCATTTTAATGGTGTTGTCAGCACCTGTAAGTACGTAGTTAAAAACATTAGCTTGTGTATCTACTGTGAGTGTAGTGCGTAGCCCTGTCCAATCCCAAGCAGTCTCTACTGATAGTTTAGCGTCATTGACATACTCACCTATCAGCTTAGAATACGAGTTTTCATTAACAGTAGCTACTTCATCCTCACGAAGTCTAACTAATACTTTGTTTACTAGCTGTAAGTAAGTCATTATATAACCTTATTGTTTAACTAAATTGAGATGTAAAGGGTGACGTAAGTAAATCTTCAAGAGATACTTGATTAGGTGACAGAATGTCCTCAAACTCTCCAAGACCTATTTCACCCTTAAATCTAAATAGTTCATTATTAAATATTTTATCTGTTGTTCTTGAGCCTGAGGGCATAGGCATATTAAAGCCACCACCTAACTTAGGTAAGTTTATCTCAGGTAAGTCTATCTTAGGTAGGTCTATCTTAGGTAGGTCATCAACCCAGTTGTCTAAAGGATTAACTGCTGCTCTAAATGCATCTTCAACAGGCTTTAAATTAACATCGTCAACCCAGTTGTCTAAAGGATTAACAGCGCCTCTAACCCCTGTGTCTACAGCGGAGAGTAATTTCCCTGTGGGTCTTGTAACGGCATCATCAAAGCCACTACCGACTGTCCTGAGAGTATCTTCAATACCTTTTAAATCAGTATCTTTTACTTTCTCCCATGTGTTATCATCTATAAGACTACCTACTGCTCTTGTGCCGTCTTCAATCTTACTACCTGCCCAACGAACAGCGTCCTCTAGTTTACCAAAGTCAACACCAAAGTCTGGGAACTTACCATCAAAGTCAGGTAATGAATAGTTGCCTAACGTACCGCCTTCTTTAATGTATTCAACAAAGCCACTCTTTAAAGCGTCTTTAGCTGAACCACCCTGTGCTACTTTTGAAATAGCTTTGTTAAGTCCAGCAGTGAAGTCATCTACTTGTATGCCCTTGCTTTGAAGGAAGGCATTATCTACACCTACCTTACCCAACGCACCTGCTGTAAGTTGTGGGCCGTAATAACCAACAAGCGCACCACCTATGTCTCCTGAAGCGCCAGCTGCTGCTGCGTTCATCAAGCCCATTGTTTGTCCGTAGTTTAGACCACCTACTCCTTTACCTACAAGAGCCGCTGTCTCCGCTGCTTTACCTGCGTTTATAGCATCACCGAAAGCAGAGCCACTGGTCATAGCAGCACTTCTAGCAGTCTCTCCTGCCTTCTTAGCTGCTGCTGCACCTTGTGGTGGCTTGAGCATACCTGTAACTTTAAGTCCATCGACACCAGCCATTAATAAATCTGTAGCTGTAACCTTTTGACCTGTCGCTACTTTAACAGCGGTAAGTGCTGCTGTGGCTCCGGGAATAAAGGAAGCACCCATAGCAATATAAGGGTTTGTAGCCAGCTTTTCAAAGCTAGATTGATCTTCTACCCATACGGAAGAATAAGAACCTACAGGGCCTGAGGCTTCATAATGTCCACCTTTCTTGTGGTCATCCCCTGCAACACGCATGATAGACTCTTGACTACCTGTGTTTAAGAATAACTTAGTACCGTCTTCTGCTTCTTGGTAAGCAGGTAGTTCATTCTTATTAACGTAATCAACAACATTGGTATCTACTTCTTTCTTGTAGTAGTCTTTTAGCTGACCAGTAGGGTCACGTTGTAGTTTGTTTATATCTCTATTTTTAATATTACTAAAGTCACCAGACTCTCTAGCCATGTCGGATAACGCACGACTTTGACCTTCTTGTTGGTTACGGAAATTACCCAGATTACCAAAGGCTTCTTGTGTGCTGCCTAGCTTTGACGCTCCTATAAGAGAAGGAGCAGCAGGACGAGACAAAGCAGGAGCTGCTTGTGCTATGGGTTCAGGAGCAAAAGCATCTTCTGTGTCAAAAGGACTAGCGAAAGCATCAACCATAATTATTTCTCTCTTTGAACACCCTTAGTTTTTTCTACGGTACGCATAGCGCCTAGACCTAGCATACCCATGAGAACAGTTGTAAGCAGTGAGCTGTCAACAGGAGGTACAGTAAACCAGATGCCTAAGATAGGGGATAGGATTGTAGAGTAGACTAGAGCAAAGCAACATGACCAACCGACTGCTGGTCTCCAGCCTGCTACAAATAGATTCTTGTGTGCCGCCTCTACCTTATTGACTTCCAACTGGCCCTTGGATAACTCTAAGGCATGACGCTCTGCCATAGTACTAATTTCGTGTGCTAAAGCATTCTTAGTATCTTTATCTTCAATAAATTTATCTAATAAAGAAGTTACTGGACTAATTAAACTATTTAAAATACTCATATATTATACACTATTTTTAGTTGAATGTCAAGGTTTATTAAACAATTTCTTAACAGTGTCAGTTTCCCATATACGGATACCTAGCCACACTATAGTAAATATAGAGGCCGTAGGTGGAAGCCAAGCTGCTAAAGCAAGAACACCTGTAGAGGCAGCAGCTAAGTCAATAACATCCTTACCTGTATCAAGCATAGTTAAGTCCTGCTGTGATTGCAGCGTTAAGAGGTGTCATGTCCTCTGTAGTCCAGAAGTCTTTGGCTATCATAATCTGTAGATGTTGTACGTTACGGTCTACAGTAGCGGCAGGCTCGTAGTGGCTAGAGTCATCAGCAACAATAGCATTGATAAGGTCTACACTGGATAAGCACCAGAGATACTGCTGTGCTGGGGTTGCGTCTTGATGGCTCATTAGTTATTCTCCAGTTCTGTTACACGCGCTGAAAGCTCTTGTATGGCCTTCACAAGGATAGGAATAAGATTACCTGCCGTAGCCTCTAGCTTCTCAGGGTTAGACTCATAGACTAAGTTAAGCTTGTTCTTGTCTGCTCCAGCAGCCTCTAGCAACTCTTGTGCAATAAAGCCCTGCTCTACCTTACCGTCCTTAGAACTACCATCACGAGTAGCCCATGTAAACTGACGTGGCTGTAGCGTGTTAAGAAAGTCTACACCGTAAGATGTGTCAACAATGTTAGTCTTGTCTCTAGCATCTGACAACGTAGAGATACTCTGTACGTTACAACGTAAAGCAGCACTATTGGCATTACCTAATGTAATTTCGTTACTGACTGTAGCAGCAGAAGCCAAGGAGTTTTGACCTACATTAACATTGCCTTGTCCTGTAGTGACGTTAGCACCTGCTGAGTCACCTAGAAAAGTATTACTAAAGGCCGTTGTTGCAGCGTTGCCAGCAATAAAACCAATAGCAGTGTTGAAGTTACCAAGACATTTATTAAGAGCATTCTTACCTATTGCTGTGTTACCTGCTCCTGATACATCATCTCTAAGAGCCTCATTCCCTAACGCTGTATTGCTAACGCCTGTAGTAACAGTCTTACCCGTTTGTGAACCAATAAAAGTATTAGAAACGCCAGTCGTTAGAGCCACACCAGCGTTAGCACCTAGTGTTACATTATTAGATGCTGTAGGGTTGTTTGCTGTCAGGTCTGCACCTAGCGATACAACAGCATTACTAGCATTTTTAGTGTACAGCTTCCTATCTGTTACGTTGACAGCCAGCTCACCTTGAGTTAAAGCTCCAGCAGAAGGTACAGCATTTGCAGTGCTTGAGTTCTTTGTAATAATTGTAGTCATTTTACTGACCTCCAGTAATTAAGATATATAGTCCAATTCCTACAATGATTAGTAAGACTGTCCCTAAGATTGTTTTGACTGCTTCTGTTGCTTTAGTCTGCTTGCGTAACTTAGCTAGACGTTGCTTCTCTAGCTTGTGCTTGTGTTCCATTAGAGACTTGTGTTGTATGTGTAACATGTCACGCCACACTTCTCTAGGGGTTATCTTCTTGAGTTCCTTCTCACGCTCTCTAATGGCGTTCTTAGCCCATGCAAGCTCTAAGGCTTCCTCCTGTGTCAGTACATGATCACCCTGCTTAGAAGCCTCCTCAATCGTTTCTACGGCTACCTTGCTTTCCGTAAGACTTGTAAAAATACCAGCAAGGTCTGACAAGTTTGACCCAGACTCCTTCACAGTCTTTATGCCTGCGTTCAGAGTCTTGAGTACACCAACTACTGCTGAGATTTCTACAATCATATTAGCTTCCTAGTTCGGGAGGTATGTCAGGGAAGTCTGAGGTAGACGGCCATTGACGCAATGCAGTCCGGTAGGTCAGGATGTTGTCACGATTCGGCCAGTCTGGTATTTGCGAAGCTGTGTCTGTAGCCAATAGTTCTTCATCACGCCATATACGAGCAGTCTCTGCTGCCGTAGGTTCTCTAACTTGAGGTTCTGCCCACTCTTCATAATGCGTAAAAGTAGCTGCCATAAACTCAGCACTAGCTTTGATGCAAGGATTTGTTACATTGCCATCTGCGTCTTTAATTATATAATTCATTTAATTCTCCTTATGCTGGTAAGTATTGGATAATTACGATGCCGTCACCGCCACAACCGCCAGCAGCCACTCCCGCATTACGAGCGCCTCCGCCACCTGCGCCAGTACCACCGTCAGAACCGTATGCACTGCCAGTACTGGGATTTCCAAACAGTGAACCACCTCCTGCTAAAGCAGGCGCAGGGAAGTGGCTAATGGGAGAATAGTTTGCAAAAACAACTGCTTTAGTGCCTTTACCACCAACAAGATACCCATAGCCTGTCAATCCATCCCAACCTTGAGCATCAGAAGAACCACCACCCGCACCACCTTGTGCGTTATCTCTTCCGGGATTTCCTGTACCGTAAACACCTACAGCACCGCCTCCGTAAAAAGAGCCAGCGCCCCCAGAGTTATTTACGTCACCATTAGCTGCCGACCCACCCGCACCACCGGCTGAAGAAGTTCCGTACATCCCGCCATCAGTGTTGAGAGTGCTTGATAAACCAGTACCGGAAAAAGCACTGTTTCCACCTGATGCTCCGTTGTAGGTTCCGTTAGTGTAGCCGCCTAAACCACCAACGCCAATCACCACGGTAAAGGAACCTGATGTAGTCACGGCTAAAGAGTTCTTTTTACAATAGCCACCCGCACCACCACCGTAAGGGCCGTCATTTGTATGGGCATGACCTCCACCACCAGCAGCAATAACGTGTATACATATTGTGCCGTCCTGCGGTGGAACCCATGTTTGGGATTGTGTTAATGCGATTTGTGGTAATGCACCACCACCGCCGCCTGCTGAGATTAGGTCTGTTAGATTACTCATTAAATAAATACCCACGAAGAAGTTGAAGTTCCAATAAGCCCGATAGACATATTAGCTACGTTAATTGTTAGGTCTGATGCAGAGCCTACGATGGTGCTGCTATTGCGCCCAATGATTGTGTTCACAAAGTTACCTACAGTAACGTAGACCCTCATGCCCACAGTAGGCGTAGGTAGCGTCAGTGTTACCCCAGCAGTACCAACAAAATGATGCGTGTTAGCTGTTGCGTTACCGTTGCTCCCAACAGTAGCTGTGGGAATACCAGCGGCTATCGTGTCAGCAAGAACTCCTGATGTTACTTTAGTTAAAGCCATGTTTTAAACCTCTGGTCTTGTGTTGGGAAAGCCGTTGATGTATTCACCAGCTTCGTTTGTAGCAGGCCAATCTCGTAATGCCGCACGATAAACTATTAATTCGTCACGCTGCGGGTGGTCAGGTGTTGCGACCAGTATGTCAGTGCGCGAAAGTTCGTCATTGCGCCAAACAAAGGCAGATGATATTGGACAGACATATGGATTATATTGTTCAAAACTCATTATTTAATCCTCGTATAAATAGTGCCACCATCAGACTCAACCTTGCCGCCCAAACCAACACTCAATGCTTCATTAAATTTAAAGACTTTTCCGTCAGTGGCATTCGTGGAATATAATTCTGTGCCTTTAAAAGCAAGACCGCCATATTCAATAGCCGTACTAGACAAAGCATTTACACTGAATGAAATTCCTAGATAACCAGCCCCGCCAGATTTCGGGTCATATTTATACGCCACACCTGAAGTAGAAACAGCATAGAGATACTCTCCATCAGTAGCTAAAGTTTGCTCTGCACCTCCTAATTGCCCAGCAGTGTTAATGTTGTGTGAAGTAGTGCCGCCTGTTGACGTAATGTTGTAGGCATATATATATCCATTATTTCTCAATACATATATAACAGAGCCTATAACAGCTACGCCCTGCACCCCCGACACACCTGTTATTGACCAATTTTGTAATGTAAATGACGAGTTATAGCGGTAGACATAGCCACCATTACTCTCGCCCATATAAAAATACGTCCCGTCCCACATCAGCCCCATGTTTTCAGAGCCATTACTTGTGAAACTGCTATTAGTGTATGTGCCTGTAGAAGTATATTTATAAACGCTGCCATTGGTGTATCTATCACATACGTAGAAAAAGCTGCCATCCCATGTGATTCCAGACGGTATAGCAACTTGACCGCCAGTAGACCAATTAGTATTCGTATATGTCGCGCCTGTAGCTACACCTGTGGCATCTGGGTATGCTGTAGTATCTGTCGATACAACTCCAGACTTTAACCAGACTTCGCCACTTTCTGTTGTTATTGAATTAGCATTGCTGTTGATAACCTTGTTGTCATTTACTTCTGAGCCGCCACCAGCTCCACCTAATTTAATAGCCATCTTATAGCTCCTTCCAGCCTATGGTTGCGTCAACAAAGACCAGAGTTGCACCAGCGTCTGCCGCCAATGTTCCGTCCTGTGTTTGAGAATTAATCTTAGAGCCGTTACGGCCCACGGTTACAGCGCCTGTACCAGCGTTCTTTATGAAGACTACATTGCCAGCACTAGGGCTTGCAGGCAGGGTAATTGTCACTGTGCTGCTTGAGTTTACAATGAGCTGGTCGCGTGTAACTGCGGTGTACGCAGATGTCTTGACAGCAAAGTCATTAAAGGCTCCACCAACGCCTGCGCCAAGTTTGGCAGAAGTAATTGCTCCGTCAGTTATCTTTGCTGTTGTGACAGCGTTGTTGACAATCTTAGCTGTTGTCACCGTGTTATCGTCAGGGGTACTAACAGACACAACAACAGCGTGTGCTGCCATAACTTCTACCGCAGAACCATTTGGAGGCGCTGTGCTGAAGGTAAGCGTTGTGCCTGAAACAGAATAGTTGGACTTGCTCTGATAGACACCATCAATATAGACGTTGGTGTTGTTCTCTGGGGACTGTGCAGACAGCGTAAAAGCAACTGTGCTTCCGTTGCCAGCAAACTGACTTAGCTTGAATTCAGTGCTTGCTGTGACTGGAGCAATTGTTGCCGCTGTAATTTCAATAGCAGAACTGTTAGGAGGAGCAGCAGAGAACGTCAGCACATTACCGACAATCGCATAGCTGGTTTTGTTTTGATACACACCATCTATATATACAAGAGTATTGTCTTCAACAGGATTTGATGACAGTGTATAAGCAACAGTTGAACCATTACCTGTAAAGCTGTTAAGTTTGAGGTCGGCAGCACCACCACCAATTTCTCCCCACGCTGTAGAGTATCCTTCAAACTTCCCAAGCGTAGAGTTGTATCTAAACTGACCAGCTACGCCTGATGGACGTTGAGCTGTAGTACCTGCTGACATCTTGACAGCGGTAGTTCCTGTAACTGTAACTGAGGTAAAGCTAGGGTTAGCACCTATAGACGCTGCACTGTTAGCAGCAGCAGTAGCTGAATTAGCAGAGGCCGTAGCAGAGTTAGCGCCAGCAGTAGCTGAGTTAGCGGAAGCAGTCGCAGAATTGGATGCATTAGTAGCACTTGTGGCTACAGCAGATACAGAATTAGCAGCACTTGTTGCTGAATTACCAGCATTAGTTGCTTGTGTTGTAGCTAGTGCTACCTGAGCAGTGGCGAGTACTACTTTACTAGCAGCAGTAGTGGCGCTGGTAGATGCGTTAGACGCGCTTGTAGAGGCGTTTGAGGCTTTAGTAGTAGCTGTGCTTGCGCTTGCAGCAGAAGCAGTAGCGGAGTTGCCTGAGTTGGTAGCTGAAGTAGATGCCCCACTAGCTGAGTTACCAGAAGCAGTAGCGGAATTAGATGCGGTTGTTGCGGATGTAGATGCGCCTGACGCACTAGTAGCTGCGGCATTCGCGGATGCTTGGGCTGCTGAAGCATACCCTGCAACACCTGTTGCACTAGTGGCTGCATTATTAGCACTTGATAATGCACTGGTTGCGCTAGTTGCTGCGTTACTTGCACTTGTTGCTGCTTGACTTGCTTTGTCCGTTGCTATTACAGCTTGTGCGGTTACTGCGGTTAACGTGGCATCTGTGTTGGAATCACCAGCACCACCGTCCCCTCTAAAAATTGCCATGAATAGCTCCTAAGAAAACAAGAAATAAGAAAGGAGGGTTCCGTTAAGAACCCCCCAGTTACTACAGTTTACTTAACAGCTAGGTTAAAGCCAGCTTCAGGACGCATAACCTGACAACCGTACAGAGTATCAGCAGTATACAGAGTGCCTAAGAACTCCTGCTTGTACTGAGTCTGTGAACGTACAGCTTGCTGCTCTGCAAGAACACTGGTGTCCTTGTGGATTAGCTGGGCAGCACGTACCTTAATAGCGTCAGTTGGGTCCATGATGGGGCAGTTAGTAGATACAAATACATCTACACCATACAAGTTACCAATCTTACCTGTTTCAACAGACTTGCCGTTAACAAAGTCAGTAGAGGTATAACGATCAATACCCATGATCTGATTACGCAGAGTAGGTGGTACAATGAAGCTACGACCGTCCATAGGTACGTCTGCATCGTCCATCTTCTGAATCAAGTCACGGAATACCGCGTCAGAGAAAGCACCAATGTCAGCCTGACCGTCAATGTCAAAAGCTTCCAAAGCACCAGAAGTAGTGTTGATCTGGAAAGAGCCAGTGTTGACCCAGCTAGAACCGTTACCGTTA